GTGATTACTATTTTGGAGCGGGTGACGAACCCGGATACCTCCATTTGGGTACACCGGGATGCGGGCTGGAACTGCCAGAGGGGAGCGGGCGGGACAGTCTACCTTGACCCTTTCCCGGCCTGACCCCGCAACCTCCGCCGGGATGGACTCTTTTTGAAGTCGTGCCGGATACCGCCAATAAGGACTGGGGGTATCGCTCCCGCACCCTGACCCAGAAATACCAGGGCGACCTGACCCCGCAAGTCATGGAGGGGCGGGCAGCGGATAGGGACGGCAAGCCGGGCCGGGGAGAAGTCATCTATTGCAAACTGCCGAACTGGTGGCTCGCCTATATCAAGGCCATCAACGGGAACGACGCCAAAAGACTGGACTTCATCACCCGCAATAACACCTGCTTCTTCAACGCCGAACCCAGGAATGGAGACTCCGGCTGGTGGCACGGCAGGGAATCCGTCTTCACGGGTTCCTGGCCGGGAACGGTCACAAGCTTGGTGGCGGGGAAGATCGTATCGGGCGGGTACGTCGAAATCCTGACCTTCAAACCCGAAGACCGACCGGACATCCTGAATGTCAACCCCCGTACCCACCCCTGGCTTTTCGATTGGCTCACCAATGTGGGGCACGATAAAATAACCCTCCAGACCGAATGGGCCTGGTCCAACCCTGGCGAGATGATCTGCCCACGGATCATCTCGGCTGGGAAGAAAGTCTACCTTGCCTCTCACCAGGTCAGGGCCTATGGCTAAACATGACAAAAAGCGTCAAATGCCTGGCCCTGATCCATACCTGTCGCGGCTGCGGGATACGTTTCGAGCGTGGCGACAGGGAGCAAACCTGTCATGCCTGCGGAGCCAGCCGCATCTGCGGAAGGAACGCCGTTATCGGTTACACTTCATGCACAAACCACGGCGGCCCGGCACCCGGGCGTAATTTTTATGGAGTAGGACGACCTATGACCACCGGCGTAAAATCTTCTTTCCCCATTGCCAGACTCGCCAGTAAGTATTTACAGATGCAGCGGGACGGCGAACTGCTCTCCAACCGCAGTTCACTGGCTATCGTGCGGGAACGCATCCGCCAGCTTGCCGACCGGATCGACCTGAACGAAGCCCCGGATCGCCTGGCGAAATTGCAGAAATTATGGGTGGAGTATACCGGCCACGTGGACAGCCAGAATAACGTGGAAGCAGTGCTTACACGTTATAAGCTGGATGAAGAATTCGAACGGGCTTACCACGATTACGCCGCCTGGCAACAGATGTTCGAAGCCCTCGACCTGGATCGGCGGATGGTGGAAAGCGAAGTCAAGATCATCGAGCGGATCAAAGCCATCATGACCGCCGAAGATGCTTACGAATTGGTCGCCAAAGTCCTGGCCTCGGTGGTCCGGGTGGTGGACGACCCGCAGAAGATCATGCAGGTGAAATATGAGTTTGCAAGACTCATCGGGGACGTTAGCGACGACACTGCCTCGAGACTTGAGCAGGATGCTTGGCGAGGCGGCGGAGAAACTATCGACCCAGAGTGACCCGGTACGCTGGATAGAACGGAACTTTTATATTCCCGAAACACGGGATGATTCGGTTTTGCGCGGCAGGATCAGCCTGGAACAATACCAGAGGGATGTGCTCCGGGAAGCCCACGCCAGGGACGAGAACGGGTTGTATAAGTATTCGGTCGTGGTGTGGTCTGACGTGAAGAAGAGTGCAAAATCGACGATAGCCGCCGCGGTGAACCTATACCGGGCGGTCAACAACGAATGGTCTGAACATTACATCATCGCCAATGACCTGAAACAGGCCGACAGCCGGGTGGCCCATTATCTCAGGCGGGCCATCCAACTCTCCCCAAACCTGAAAAGCAAAAGCAGCGTGCGGGGCTATCGCACGACCCTGCCCTCCAATTCCTACATCGAAGCCATCCCCATCGACCCATCCGGGGAAGCCGGGTCAAATGCGGACATGCTGACCTGGAGTGAACTGTGGGGAAGCAACGAAGAAGCCAAGCAGAGGATGTTCTGCCTGGATGACAAGACAGAAGTGCTTACCCTAAACGGATGGAAACCCGGCGTAGAACTTGAATACATGGATGAAATTGCGGTTTACGATAATGGAAACGTTACCTGGGAACACCCACGCTATATTTTCAATGAATGGTTTAGCGGGAACATGGATGTGTATGAACACAAAAACTTCTCCCTGTGGTGTACTCGAGGGCATCGTTTATTTGGGCGCTATTCCTATTCGGGAACAAAGCCAGAAAAAGACAAATATTCTCACTTCGGGATCGTCACTTCCGAGAGTCTCAGAAATAGTGCGTACTCCTATTACCATCCAGTTTTGACCGTAAAAAATGTTGAAAGGAATTTCACGCAACCAGCGGGAGTTTTGATCGAGGCCACCAACAAGAATCACAGAGAGAAATTTATCCCGTGGGAACAGTGGGCTGAATTCATGGGTCTCTATCTTACAGAGGGGTCTACCAGCGATTATCGTGGGGTCCCGTGTTCAGTGAGAGTATCCCAACTGCGCGCACCGCATCCAGAAAAATACGATCAGATCAGGGCTATTCTTGAAAATATATTCGGTGACTGGGTAAAAATAGATAAGCACGATGGGTTTGGAATATACAATACGAAATTGTCGGCAATTCTCAAGAAATTTGGGACTACCTGGCAAAAGCGCATTCCTCGTGAGATTATTGAGAGTCAGCGCAGTGTCCTTGAAAAGTTTATGCACAGCTATATTCTCGGAGATGGCAGTAAGCCAACTGAGGCTGGAAGTATTCATATCACATGCGCGACAAAAGGCATGGCGGATGACTTGCAGGAGATATGCGTCCGCCTGGGATGGAGAAGTTCTGTGCGCCCGCACGATAAAAAATACTGGCGCATTTCGATTTCAAGAGGAAGTTTCTCTGTTTCTGTTCACAAGGATTCGTGGACCGAAAAACCATACAGCGGAAAAGTCTGGTGTCCAACCGTTTCGACAGGTCTTTTTATTGCGAGACGGGAAGGAAGGGTTTTCGTAACCGGGAACAGTGAGATGACCCTCTCGCCAACCAAGTTCGGGAAATCCCAACGCTGGATCGAGAGCTATGCCGGTTTCTCGGATGAGTCGAAACTGCTCTGGTCTCTTTACGAGATGGGCGTCAAGCAGGGACACCTGCTCTGGCCGGACAAACTTTACCCGGTCACGGGGGGCGAACCGACACCCCTGGAACTATATGTCAACGAGAACGCCCGGATGCTCTGCCTGTGGAATACCCAGCCGAGATGTGCATGGCAGACCAAAGCCTATTACGCCTCCGAACAGGCCATCCTTCCCCCTAACGAATTCCTGCGGATGCACCGCAACCAATGGGTTTCGAGCACCGAGACCTTCCTGCCAATGGCCTGGTTCGACGCCTGCCAGAGAAGCCAGGCGGAATGGCCCAGCTATGAACCCAAGCGTCACCCGCATATTATTGCGATGGATGCGGCGATCTCGGATGATACCTTCGGCCTGGTCATGGGCTGCCGCCACCCGGAGAAGAAGGATGAAGTGCTGGTCATCTATTCCCAGAAATGGCAGCCGAAACCGGGACAGAAGATCGACTTCATCGGCACCGAAGAAAACCCCGGCCCGGAACTGGTCTTGCGGCGACTGGTAAAGGAATACAACATCATCCAGGTCTGCTATGACCCGTACCAACTGCACTCCATGTCCATGCGCCTGAAGCAGGAAGGACTGGCCTGGTTCAAGGAATTCAACCAGGGCAATGACCGCTTGCTGGCGGACAGCCAGTTACGGGACCTGGTGCGGGATCGCCGGTTCTGGCACAAGGGTGAGCCGGATATGCGGGAACACTTCCAGAATGCGGATGCCAAAATAGATAGCGAAGACCACAAGATACGGATCGTCAAGCGGGTCGAACATCTCAAGGTGGACCTGGCCGTGTCCGCATCGATGTGTTCTTATGAACTGCTCAGATTGAACTTGTAAATGCTATAATGACACCAGGAGAGAACCCATGAA